CAGACTCTCTGCTGTTTTGTCCATCTCACCATTTAGGCGTTTGAGTTCATTAACGCCTTTATCTACCCCCTGTGCGACATCATCGCCAATGTTTTTGGCACTCTTTGCTACTTGCTTGGCACGGTCTGATGTCTCATCTAGGGCTTGACTTAGCCCCAATGCCGACTGCTGACTGTCAAGCCACGCCTGCTGTGTGGCATTACCACTTGTCTCAATGCTTTTTTGCACTTTTTGTAGGGCTTCTTGCAACTGCTCGCTACTGGCTTGACCGCTATTTTTAACCAATTCAAACATTTGTATTTGCTTTTGGGCGGTTGCTTCGGCTTCGGCTTGGCTGATAATACCAAGCTCTTTAAACGCTCGGGCGGTCTCGTCAAGCAAGGCAGGGGTTTTGTTTAGCTTGTCATTGATGGCATCTAGCCCACTTTCCACCTGCTCGGTGGATAATTTGCCATCTCGCCCGAATTCAACGTACAGTTGGCGGACGGTGTCAATCTCTTTTTGGCTTTTTGCCCCTTCAAGCAGTTTGTCAAGGCTTGCCAAAATCAGACTGCCTGCGTCCATACCTGCCTGTTTTAGCTCGTTGTAACCGTCTGCCACTTGGCGGACTTGCTCGGCATTGGCAGAAAAAGCAGAGTTAATCTCATTGAGTGCCAATTTGACATCAACGCCTAGTCCTTTGGCGGCGTTTAGGGCAGAGTCTTTTAGCGACAGCCCCACCTGCTCGCTACTTTTTGCCACGTCATTTAGGGCGGTAACGCTAACCTTACCAGCTTCTGAGATTGCCACGGCAAAGCCTTGGGCGGACAGTTCAGCCTTTAACTGCTCGTCCGCTATGCCTTTGTTGGCTTTGATGGCACTTTCGGCATACGCCAGCACCGCATCATGCTTTTTCTTTTCAAGGTCTTGGCGTGTCTTAGTGCTTGCCTGCTCGGCACTATCAAGCTCAGCTAGTGCGTTTAAATGGTGCTGTACACGCTCATCATCATTTGCTTGTCTGGCAAGTTTTAATCCCTCTTCAAGCGTTTGGCGTTCGGCAAAAAAGTTACGCTCCTTTAAAAAAAACTCTTGCCACGCCTGCGTTTTGTCTGCTAAGGTTTGTTTGTGGTCTGCGACACTTTCGGCATTGCGTTGTTGTTCGGTTTTGTTAATCTCATCAATCGCTTGCACCACTTTTGATTGAAAATTTAACGCCAACTCATTGGCACGACCCATTGATTTTTCAGCGGCTGCAAACAAACGGTCAGCCGCCAATTCAGACTGTTTGGCAAGGTCTTCAAATCCCAAAAACTCGGCAACTTTGGCTCTTAGTGTTGACATACCGCCTGCCAAAAATTGCAGACTACCCACCAACAAATTAAAAGCAATGCTTACCCCCGTTGCACCGTCTGACAATAACCCCAAACTCAATTGTAAGGCGTGTAGTCCTGCATCCAAACTACTGACTTCTTTTTGCCCGTCTGTAAAGGCAGTAAACATGGGTGTAACGCTATCAAGCACCGATTTAAACGCACTCCAAGCCGTCTCACCCATATCGCCAATGGATTTTGCTAGGTCTTTAACGGTATCATAAGCAAGCGATAGCGTGCGTTTTAGCTCATCAATGGTGCTGTCATCAATCTGTGATAGTTTGTCGCTAAACCAGGTAATGCCTTCGCCAACATCGTTAAAGACGTTTTTTAGCCATGCTAAATTATCGCCTATCGTTTGCAAGGCTTTGACAACAACAGCACTTGCCCCGCTTTCGGTGTTAAACTCGCCCACCACGATTTGCCATTGCGTTTTAATATTTTGCATGGCTTGACCGATTGTGGTCGGAAATTTGGCAAACTTCTCTTCAATCGCCCCTGCTTGTTGTTGCAGGGCGTTTACCACCACCTGAGCGGACAGCTTGCCCTCACCTGCCATAGTGCGAAGCTCGCCCGTGGTTACGTTTAGCGAATTGGCAAGGGCGGTCATAATCTCAGGGGACTGCTCGGCGATTGAGTTAAACTCATCGCCACGGAGTACCCCACTTGCCAAAGCTTGCGATAGCTGGGTAATGCTTGCTTCGGCGGCAGCGGCAGAACCACCGCTTAGACTAATGGCTTGCTGGATTGTTTTGGTCAAATCAAGGCTTTGTTGCTGTGTCAGCCCCATTTGCTTGCCTGTTTCGTGAATTTTCGCAAATAATTGAGCCGTGGCGGTCAAATCAGCATTGGTGGCAAGGGCGATTTGTTGCACGCCTGCCATTGCCTCTTGCACATTGCCCGTCTCGCCAACAGCAACGGCAATCCTTGCCGATAGCGTGCTATAAGCATCCGCAGTCTCGGCAAGCTCTTTGACACCCAAGCCAATACCCAACGCCGCCAACGCCCCTGATAGTTTGTCAATGCCTGTACGGGCGGTATTTGTTACCGAGCCAAGCTGTTCGGTAGCCTGTTTTGTTTTTTGTAATTTTTCTTGTGCTGTACCTGCATTTTTGCCAAGTTTTTGCATCTGGGTGCCTGTGTCTGACAACTCACGGTCTAATTTGTGAGAATTACCGACAACCTCTGTCATTGATGTACCAAGGCTTTCAAAATACTCACGTAAACGGCGTACCTGTTGCCCTTGTTCACGTGTATTTAAATTATCAAAAGAGTTGGCAAGCTGTTCATAACGTTGTCGTAAATTGGTAACCGAACCCCCAGCCTGCTCAATTGTATTGATTAGCTCATTGATATTGTGTAGCCCTTGACGACCCGTGCCAATATTAGCCACCGCCTGTGCAAATGTTTTGGTTGTTTGGGCGGTCTGATTTAGCCCCTCCTTTAACTGCTTAATCTCTTGTTCAGCGGTCTCAATGCCCTTAGTGTCGCTCTTAAACGCAATGTCGTAACTTAAATCTGCCATAAAAACTCCAATAAAAAAACCGCCCCAATTGGAGCGGTTTTGTAAAAAAACCAATTATTTAAACTCGTTTGCCATCTCGTCAAAGTCACAGTAATGCGTGTCTGACAGATACTCGGCAATGTCAAGCAAGGTTTCGCTATACGCCCCATTTTTCTTGGCAAGGGTGATGAGCGTACTTACCCAATGCAAGTTTTCACGGGCAAGAGAGGCAATGTCGTGTTTACTCATGTGGTCGTAGCTCATTTTGCACCTCCAAACTCAACAAATGGCAAAAATGGTTGGGCTTTGGCGAGTAAATCCGACAGCTTGCCCTTTAAGGTTGGCTTAGTCTGCTTGCCATGTATTGCCAAGTATCGCCCTGCTTCTGATAAGTTACCGTCAATATTTTTGAGCAAAATAGACGTTTGGGTGATTTGTGCGGTGAGCGATTGGGCAGATTGTAGGGCTTGCTTTTCACATTGGATAAAGTAACGGCGGATTTCACGACCTTTGGTATTTTTCTCAACCATTGCAAGCTCTTTTGCCATATCTAGGGTGATGTGGTATTGAACGCTTTTTCTACCAGTTTTGGGTTTTACTAAATTTTCAGTAAAACTAACGTAGTCTTGGTTTTTGACAAAGCCATATTCAGAAATACGACTTTTAATCCAATCGTTAAAGCGAGTTTGCACACCCAAAAATTTATGCAAATCACGAGCATTGCACAACATTTCAGCAGATTGGTTAATTTCGCCATTAAAGACGGTTACAAATTGCCCTTGATTTTCAAGGGGCTTTTGTGGTACATTAGTCATTAGACATCTCCATAACGGTTGTGTTTAAAGCAGACATTTCATCTTGGCGGACGGTGTCTGCTTTTTCGTTTAGTAAGTTTTCTTGCATTAAGGCAAGTTTGAGATAGTGAACAAACTGACCACGAATAGAACGATGTTCAATCTTGGCTTGGCGTTTTACAATCGCTGTAAGTTCATCATCAAAAGAACAGGTGTACATAATAGCTCCTATTTTTGCCCTTAACTTAGTAAGTTTTACTAAGTTTTAGTATTTTAAAACTTATTAAAACTATTGTCAAGGGGTTTTTATGTCCAAAAATTTTGCCCAAGCACTCAAGCACCATCGCTCAAACAAGCAACTTAGCCAAAGCGAGCTTGCTGGTCGTGTTGGTCTGTCCCAAAAACAAATATCCGACTATGAGCTTGGCAACTCAAAGCCACGCCAAGCCACACTTATCAAGATTTTGCAAGTGTTGGGGTTAAATGAACACGAATTTTTCAACACCCCCCACATAATGTTGTCTTCTTGGGGTGACAGAGATGATGATTTGGTTGAATATATTGGTAATGACGGTAAAAAAATAATTTTGCCACACCACCATCAACGCAACCCCAAAAATACGATTGTTTACACATATTATGGCGATTCAATGTTTCCTACGTTAAGAGATGGGGATTTGTTGCTTGTTAATACTCTGTCTCCCTTATTCTATGGGGATTTGTATTTGGTAGAAATACATGGCATTGAATCTGTTTGTCGCATATATCCTGCCGATGATGGCAAATTGTTGTTTAAAAAAGACAATCCACTCTACCACGATTTCACAATGAACACATCAGAAGTAAAAATCTTGGGCAGGGTGGATTTTCGACAAGGGTTTTTATAACACTAAACGGTCATAAGACCGTTTTTTTATAACGATTTCACGCATTTTTTCCGTCTTTGGGATTTTTGCTTACTAAAAAACCCACTCATTGAGTGGGTTTTTTAGATACTATAATAATTAGTTGTCATAGCCACATTGTGAACAAGAACCTTTTCTTCCGCCACCAATATCTGCTGTCATTGCCTTACCAAACAATGCAAGCGGTAAGGTAATAAACCCGATACCGACAAACAATAGGCAAATGTGCATAACCCAGTTGATTTTTCTGGTTTCTTTGTAGTGCAATGTTTTTTTGTTGCAATTCTCACACCATGCAAGTGTTTGTTCTATCTGTTTAGCCATGTCTGTTGCCCTTTTGTGAATGAATGTTAATATTATAAACAATTCACAATAGAATGCAACCCCCTAAACCGTAAAAAACTTAAGCACCACCCTAAAATAATCATCAAGATTGGGGCTGTTAAACTCTTTTAGCGGTGTTGCCTCAATCGGTGTTTGGCTATGGTCAAACATCACACTCACTTTTTTGGTCTGTCCGTCCGCTTCATATTCCATGATAAACGTGGTTTCAATCAGATTTGCCCATTCGTGTAGCTCATTGACCACTTGACGAGTAATCACGCCCATGTCATCTTGTGATTGCAGGGTTAAAGGCTTTCCTGCCTTTCTGGTGCCTTGTTGCACGTCCAACGCCCCTGTGAGCGTGTAGTCTGTCTTTGATACCACCGCTGACCAGTTTAGGTCATCAATGGGGTATAAATCGTAAGGCAATTCAATGGTTTGCCCTGTTTTTTCGTTGATAAGTCTCATGTTACCACCATTTGATTGCGTTGATAAATCCGCCCAATACAAAAATGGTTAGACACACCACGAGCCAATTTATCAAAAATCTCACTTTTGGCGAATTTTCGTATTTTTCTAACATACCAGCCACCATTGCAATAATTTCAGACATTTGTTATAATAACCTCATTCGATTTGCTAAGATTGAAAATAAAACCCCAAACCGCCACAGTTTGGGGTTTTTGCTTGTTTAGTCTAGGTACACGATACGACCAAGTCCGCCAAGTTTAGCATCCTCTTGTTTTTTGGTGTCAGCAAGGCACGAACCATTGATTTGTAGCTCGCCCAGCTCCTCATTAATAAAACCCATGTTACCATTGGCTGATGGCTTAAATCGCCACAATTCCACCGCCATTTTTTTGTTGTCAATGCTATTGACACCTTCAAATAAAAAGTAGTATTCAGCATTGGCGGGCAAACTGAAAATCACGCTAGACTTCATCGCCCCTTCGGTGAAAGTGGCTTTGACAGGTTGGGCAATGTCATCTAATGACAAGACGGTCAAGACACCAAATTTCTCATCAAGCGTATAATGCTTGCCTTTTTCTAATGGCTTACTGTTATCGTCTTTTAGACTGACTTCAGACAGATTAAAGCCATCCAGTTTAACCTTATCGCCCACTTTGAGTGTGGCAAGTGGTGTGTCGCTGACCGTTCTGCCTTCTAGCTCAGTAACTTCGGCTTGGAATGCCAACGCCACATCGTTCTTGGTTTGCTCATTCATGGTCATCTCAACCGTCACCCCTTTACCCTTTTCAATTTCCAGCACATCTTGGCGTTTGCCCGTCTTGCTTTCTTTGATTTTGGTGGTCTCGGTGCTAATACCGATATTTAGGGCGGTTAGGTTGCCAAGCTCAGTAAGTGCTGTTGCTTTGCCATCAATCAAGCGGGCAAGATTCGCCTTGCCTTGCAAGGATAAAAATTCATAAGCCATATAAGCTCCTATAAATGAAAAACCGCCCAAAAGGCGGTTTAATGATTAAAAAAATTTAAACAAACATCTGTATCTCAAACAAAAACGGAAAATAGCCAAACCCACTACTACTGCCGACATTCACAGGGCAATCCACCCGCTTAAAATGCTTAAACTTAGCAAGTTTAGGGTCAAAACCCTGCATGCACTTTAAAATCTGCAAAATAAACGGGTTGGCAAGCTCACGCAGGCTGTTGGTGTTGCCACCTTGTGCCATAGGGTCGGTGAGTTTTAGCACGATGAGCCATTGTTGGTATTGCACATTCAACGCCCCCTTTGCTGAGATTTCGCCCATTCTATCGCCGTAGTAGATGACCGAAACGGACGGTGTGGTGTTGCTGTTATCCAGCATATCATCGATGTCAAAGGGTGTATCAACTGCCAACAACCCCTCCACATTGTCTGTGAGGTGTGCAACCAAAACAGGCTCAACTTCAAAATAATTAATCATGCGACAAATGCCCCCGAAATAAATGCTGTTTTTTCCTCTTGCTCATCGCCCCCAAAATCTAATTTGACCTTGCCAGAGGCAACATCTTTAAGCCATGCCAAAATGTCATCATAATCTTGGCGGACGGTGGCGGTTGGTTTGTCTTTGTATAGATAGTACCGTGCCACCACCGCACACGCTCGCTCCACAGAGGCAGGAATGGACGGCAGGGGCAAACGGTAATTACTGGCGATATAGCCGTTTACAAATTGCACCGCATCATCAATGGCTTTATTCACCGCTTGTGGGTCTTTGATGTTTTTCTCTAACCGCTCAATCTCATACTCACCAAAGCGGTCATTTAAATCACTTCTTGTAATCATTTTTTCACCCGATAAGTTACGGACTGGCGAAGTTGCCCTGTATCAACCAGCGGTCTTGATGAGCCTTTTTGCTTAATGGTTTTTTGGCGATAACGGTGTAAAGGTTGCTGTAACCATAAAGTCTTGCACATCTTTTACCGCTTCTTGCCCGACATAATGCCAAGTTTGCGTGGCGGTCTTTCGCCCACGCACAATCGGCAAAAATGACCCACCTGCCAATTTTAGGTACTTGCCACGGTTCTTTTTTAGGGCAGGATAAACAAACATACGCTTTGGCGTGTGCCTTGTGCCGTGTTCGTGTATGCCTGCTAGATTGCCCATCGTAATAGGTCGCTTACCTGCATGTCGTTCATTGCCAAAATAGCCTACACGTACCCGAGCGGTGTAACCCCTGGCGGTAGTCATAATACGGCTAAGTAGCTTGGTGTCGCTTATCACAACAGATGTTGTAATCATGGGGATTCTGCCGTTTTGGGCTTAGGTTCGGCTTTTGGCTTAGGGGCGGTTTCGTCCACCTTGACCAGCTCGCCATTGGCTAACATGGCTTTACCAAAGCCACTATTTAGCAAAAACGCCTCATCACCATCAGACAAATCAACAGTCATACCTTTGATAAGGGCAATCCCTTCAATAGACACACGGTGATGTTCACCATCATATTGATATTTTGGCATAATCATCTCTCTTTTTAAGTTGTAAAAAAACCCAAAACCATGACGATTTTGGGTTTGGGTTATGGACTTGGGGTTATTTATTTTTTGACATCATAATAACGCATACTGTCAATGCGTTTTAGCCACACGCCTTGATACAGGTAACTGCCCGGGGTGTACAAGTCTAGGTCTTTGGCTTGCGTTGGCTGGAATTGTAGCTCCTGCGGAATACGCATTTCAAGACAACTTGGGTCTTTGCGATACGCCACGATACGGTCGGCTTTGGTATCGCCCACGCCATTGCCCCGTTTGTTTGAAACGATGTTCATGGTACGACCTTCAAGCACCGCCTCATTATTTTTCTTGACAAAATCAAGCACCGTCATAGGGTTATGCTCACTAAGCACACGGCTAGACAGCACACGAGAGACAGACGTTGGCAAAATAATGGTATCAATGTCAATACCCGTTTCGTCCGCCGTGTCCAATGCGTCATAAATCACGGTGTTAAAAAAGTCTAGGATTTGGGTGTGGTTGGCGGTAGCAAAATCAATGGTTTTAGCAGTTTTTGCTACGCCTGTTTGGTTATAAAAGCCTTTTAGTCCTGTTTCGGGTTCGCCAAGCCACGCAATATCACTCATGTGTTTTTCAAAGCCCAGTCGGGCGGCTGCGATTTTGTCAGCTTCAAGGCTAACCCCCATCGCCAACGCCGTTGCCACTTCCATGACGCTAAACTGATAGCCAATCGCCCCTGCCTTGATGTTTAAACTCACTTCGTCATAAATAACCTCAGCAAGCGGAATATCACCACCCGTGCCAGCAAATGCCTTGCCACGCCCTACGCCTTGCTTTCTTTGTAGTACATGAGAAGTGCCGACCACGCCACCAAAATTATTTTTAACAGGGATAAATTTGGCGTAACTCATTGCCTCCGTCATTTGTGGGGTCATGGCGTTGTAGCTTTCCACCTGCACAAATAGCTTTGCCAATGCGTCCAAATTGAACGCATCGCCCACTTTGGCTTGCATGACCCCTGCAATGGGGGCAAGGCGTAGTTTCATCTGTTGGATTTTATCCATTTTACACTCCCAAAATCTCAATGATTGTTAAATTTTTACTGCCAACGCTCGGCTGACCAAATCGCAAGCCTTTGAGCGGTGTGTCGGCTGTACTCAATTTGCCTTGTGCGTCTGCACCGACAACGGCGGTCAAATCAGTAACGGCGGTTTTGACCTCTGCCCAAATCTTACCCTTGACCATCACAGGGACAATATCGCCTTTTTGGTAAACTTCATCATTGCCGTTTTTACCTGTCTTGCCGATGTTGTGTAGCACCACCACCCCCACAAAGCCAGCGTTGGCATTTTGCACGGTGGTACAGCCTTTTTTATCAGCGGTGAGATAAATGGGTGAGCCGTCCTTGACAGGATAAGTTGGCTCAACCATCAAGGGCAAGCTCAGTACTTCTTCGGGGGCGGATTTGACCCGTTGCCCTGCTAATGCGATAGCGTCATCACCTTTTAAAGCTGGATTAAACACAATTACTCTCCTTTCCACATGGTTGATTTGTCAAATGTTTTTTCATCGGGCTTTTTATCGCCCACATTCATATCGGCAAGCAAGGTATCAGTTGCCACCGTTTGACGGTCAGCTGTTGCCACCAGTGCTTTAAAGGCGGTGTCAATGTCCGCTTGGCTTGCCGTCTTGACATCGCCCACAATGGCTTTGACCAATGCTTCATCTGCTTTTGCACTCACGATTTCACGTTTGATTTGTTCCACCGTTTTGCCGTCCGCCACGATTTGTGGATTTAAGGCTTTGGCATCGTCAAGGGTCTTGGCACGGTCAGCCACCAACTTTTCCACCTGCTCAGGTGTGATTTGATTGGCTTTTAGCGTGGCGTTTTCGTCAAGCAAGGCTTGCTTATCCGCCACCAGTTTATCAATCGTGGCTTGCATGGCTTTGTGTTCGCTCAAATTAAAGGCGGTATCACCAATGTTAATCTCGCCTTGTTGTAGGGCGGTCAATTCTGCCGTTTGATTGTTAATGGCTTGGGCAAGCGTGTTATCGCCCACGTCAAATTCAAGATTACCGATTTTTACTTTCATAAAATCCTCACGGTTAAAGTTTAGGTTAAAATTACTGTCGCCAATGTAGCAGTCCGACCCACAACGCCCCTCACGCACCACAGCGATGTGGTCGGCTTCCATGGCTTGCCACTTGCCGTGGTAGTTCTCGCCTGTGTCGGTTGTGCCGTTTGTCATGTCAAGGCTTGCCGAGTAGCCAAGCGATATTTGGCGGACGTTGTCATACTCAATCGCATCAATCGCCCAGTTGTCTTTGATAATCAAATCCGCCACCAAATACCCATTTTCTTCACGCACATTTTTGGCGGTGCCAATGACGTGTTGTCTATAATTGTTGGCGTTGATTTGATTGCCGTCTGGGTGGTGCATGGTAACGTCCGCCCCCATAAAGCCGTCAATGACCTGCTCACTAAACAGTACGTCAGCAGGGGTGTAGATATTGACAATGTCGGTAGGCGTAAAGCCGTCCAATTCGCCAATCTCGCCTGCGTAATACTGCTTAACCATAGGTTTTGCCAAAGTTACGCCTTGGCAAATCATAAACCCTTGTGGGGTTTTGATGCGTTTTGTGGGTTTTAGGTCAATAATTTGAAAAAGTTTCATCACCCATTTTCCAATAAAAAAACCCAAGTAAAAACTTGGGTTTGCCAATAAAAAAGCCCTGTATGACAGGGCTAAATCAATCATCTAAGCGAATGTCGGAAATTTTACCAGTGCCTATACGCAAAGTTGCCACAGTACCAGCCACCTTATTTAAATGCGGGTCATCTGGAAAGTAAACGCTAACCTCCTCTTCAAAGTATTGGTTGGATTTACTATCGCCAATATAAGAATGGTTAGGCTCGATAATTGATGTTAATTCAATCACGCCATTGCTATCTTGTTGCATAGAAACAACCTTACGAACTAAATTATTTTGTAGTAGTATTTCTTGCTCATCATAATAATTTAATTCAGTAATGTCAATTCCTTTTACACCACTTTTGACAAGAGTTTTGTGAATAACTGGAATATTACCATGCTTTACTGCTCCGATTGCAAACTGTTTTGCCAAATCAAGCTTGAGAGTGTTTGAATTGTAAGATTGTTCCACAAACTCAGGCGTACCCCCTTTATTGAGTGTTTTCTCAATTAAAGAAACCTGTTCCTGTGGCAATCCAACGCCACGAAATAGAACAATCGGTTCTTTTATCACAGCCCTTTCATCAGAAAACAGTTGTTTTATTAAACTTTCTGCTTTATCAGTTGCATTTTTCATCTCAAGGCGTTTATCATCTGCCAAAAAGGGGTTTTTGCGATATCTATCCACCAAATAACTACTGTCAATTGACCAGTGATGAATTGCCCACGCTGGCGGAATTTCTTTACCTTCGGCAATCAGGCGTTTCATCAGTCTTTCTGACTTTCTCAAACCCATAATACCACCCGTCCAACCTTTTGCACCATCTACTCCATGTGGCAAATCCAATCTCGTTAAATCGCCCATGTTATCAGTGATTAAACTTGATGAGTTTGCCAAAACAGATTTAATGGCGGATTGTTGTTGTTTTAGGATTTTATCAATTTGGGAATTTAAATCCGCACCGCCCTTAACAGCTTCCTGCTCCGCCATCACCTCCTCAGGCGATTTTCCGCCCAATAAATGCTCGGTATAAGGCTCTGCCACACAGCGACAACGTATCGCTTGCCCTGCGTGTCCGTCATCTGGTGGATTGTCCCATGCGATGAGTTTACCGTCCCTTAGGCGGTGGCTATGGCGTACACGCTCATCACGGCTTGTCCGCCAAGTGTAATGCGTAATGCCTAGCCGTTGTTGGCGGATTTGCGACAATCGGCTATTGATTTTGGCTAATTGGTCGGAAGCTATCAGCTCAGCACGGTTTCTGGTGATATTGTGGATTTTTTGTAATTCGTCTGCCAATGTCTTATTTAGCTCGCCATTTTGTAAGCCTGTCAGCACCGCCAGCTCTACCCTGTCTAGGTATTGCTTAGGGATTGACTTAATCAGGGCAACGTTTGCCCCAATCGCTTCATTGACTGCTTGCTCAATGTCTTCATCGTTCATTATCCCTGTCAAATCAATGCCTGTTTGCTTAAATAGCATATCAGACAACTGCCTATCGCTTGCCTTTTTTTGCTCGCCCACAATCTTTTTGGCGATTTGTTCGGCAAGGCTTGCCACCTTGTCTTTGATTTGCCTAGAAAAGTTGGCAAAAGCACTTGTAAAGCGGTCAAATAAGCCGTCCGCCACCGCCACGCCATCGCCAATGTGCGGTGTCATGATGACATTAAGCTCATCAAGGGTCGCCTTGTGCATTTCATCAATCAACCCATTTAGGGCGGTCAAATACAGCACTTCGGTTTTTTTTGACACAAAAATCGGACGGCTTTTGCCTTTACGACCTTTTTTATGGCGTGTCGCCTGTGTTAAAATCAGTTGCAATTGAGTCAGCATTTAACCGCTCCAAAAGTTTGATATGAGTGTCATCAATCACGGTGTAGGTCTTTTCTTCAACAAGCTGTTTGGCGATTTGGGACTCTGTGATAATCCCCAATTCAAGGTAAATCTTGTGGCGTTCGGCGTGGTTTTTTTCCACTTCTGACAAGGTTTTTTCGTCAATCTGCCAAAGCGGATTAAAGTGTAAATCAGCCGTCAGCCCCAAATACCCACACACAATATCCAATAAATCATCAAACAACGGCTTTAAATACAAACTCTGATAGCTTGCCACCATGTCATAATAATTTGCTGTGTCGTGTTCGCCCGTGGCGTTCATGCCAGCAGGGGACTGCCCAAACAAAATCGTATAAGGTATGTCGCACGCCCCTGCGGTCTGTATGGCAAATTCACGCATCAGCTCAGGCAATCCACCAAAACTGTATGCCTTGCTGTCATACTCTTCTTCTTTGTCAAGGACAAGCATACCGTTGTTTGACTTCATCATATTGACCAGAGAAAAACGCTTAAAGACGTTGTCGCTGTTCATCTCAATCTGTGTTGCCAAATCAGGCGTTCTTATCACATCAATCTTGCTTTCGTGGACAAGGCTTGACGCATTGTTATTCACCTTTGCAAAACGCAACAGCTCATCATAGACTTTTTGTAGCACCGACACCCCGTCTTGCCACTCAATGACGAGTACTCGGCTATGGTGTACCAAGCCTAGCGTATTTTGTAGATTGTGGATTTGATAAAATCTAGGTTTATCAAAAAACCCGCCTGCCTGTGAAGCAGGTAGATAGTCCGATGTTGGCGATAACTGCTTGACCGACAACGCTTTGATATAACTTAGCCCTTTGGCGGTGTTTAGTGGCTTGGTCAAATCATCGTTATCATGGCTAGCAAGTAAGATATACGCCTTACCATAAAGCCTTGCCCATGAGACTGCCTGTGCCAAATGCGTATCGGCTTTTAGCCGTTTTAGCTCGGCATTGAGTCGTGTCAATGATGACCCTGCTACCCCTGTAAAATAATAGCCCTTACGGAACATATCTTGGGTGGGGCGGTTGATAATCTTGCCCGCCACCCAGTCGGATTGATAGATATTATCAAGCTCATACACCGATTTTGGCACAAAAAAAGCAAACCTATCATGGCTTGCTTTGTCTTGGTTTGTACCCAGTTTTGATACCAAATTGACAAGGGTACTATCGGCAATTTGTAATAATTGTTTTAGCATTATTGCACCACATCAAAAACAGATTTACCACGCCCACGGATAAGCGGTTCTAACGCATAACGCAAGGCATCGGCATAATGGTTGTCCTTGTCATCGGGGATAGCAGTAATCTCGCCAAAGCGGTCTTTTTTAAAGCTATATGCCACAAGTTCAGCACGGCAACTGTCCGCTTGTGGGTGTATCACGATTTGGCGAAACCCTTGTAAGTAAGCGATACCGTCTTCAATAGACCCTTTCCACTTATGACAAGGCTTGATAAGTGGCACGCCTTCGCCCTTGACCTTGCTTATCGTCTCGGGGCGTGCGTTATCGGCACGACTGGTAAATGTCGCAATATTAGGGGCGGATTTTAATAGCCATTCGGCGGTGTCGTTAAGCTCAAGCCCCACTTTACTATTGGCGTGATAAATATACAGCACGTTGTCTTTGACATAGCACTCGACCACGGCGGTTGGGTCATTACTAAACCCCCAATCCACGCCAATCAACGGCTCGCCAAAAGTTTTATCAAGGCTAAACTCATAACTGACAATCTTTTTAGCTAAGATACTGGCATCGGATATTTGCAAAAACTCACCGTCCCAAATCCAGCGATACCGCCCCATGTCCCCCAATAAATCACGCCTGCGGACATTATCCAGCGACTTAGGAAACCACGGATTGTCCTGCCAACCGATTTTTATCACAAGTTTGCTGTCATGGGGCGATTTGACAAAAATTTGATAAGTAGGGTCATCTGCAAAACGTGGGTTAAACACCACATAAATGCGTGTGTTGCCATAACGGGGCGTGGGCAATAAAATATCCCAACTGCCCTGCGAGACGTTCTCAGCTTCGTCCACCAACACCACACGCAGACGATCAATAGATTTAATGGCGGTTACGTTGTGTTTTAACCCTGCAAAGATAAACCTTGCCCCTGTTTTTTTGTTGGTAATCTCATGCTTAAAAATCTCAAAATCCCCAAGCAAGCCCAGTCGCTCAATGGCACTGACCAGCATAGAAAAAATACTGTCATTGATAGATTTTTGCACTTCACGGCAACACAGTATCACACCGTCATCAATGTAGCTTTCTAATATGCCAAGGTTGGCAAGGGCTTGCGATTTTGCCCCACCACGTCCGCCATACATGACAATGGTATCATAAATAGCCTGTGATAGGTTGTCAAAGGCGGGCAATAGCTTAGTCGGTGTCTGTATCTGCATTTGGGGCAACCCCGACAATGTTAAAAATTGGCTTACTCATTGAGCCGTCCGATGAGATGTTATCCACGACTTTTTTGTCCGACCACGCCCCCACTTGAATGTGTCTGCCAAGCAATTCTAGGTTTTTGACTTTGTCGGGGAATTTGATTTTTTTAACAAATCCGCCTGTGGCGTTTTCTACAATCTCAAATGATGATAGATTTAACCGCCATTCTTTTGACCATTCGGAAATCGGCTTAAAATTGCCTGTTTCGTCCAAGATGTCGGCGATGTCCAATTGGTCAATCTGCACCAAACGATTTAAGACATAATCAGCGTTGATTTGAGTGCGGTTTTGGCGTTCGTTCATTGCTTGTTGGATGGCAGTCTGAACTGAAGTTTTCTGAAGTAGCTGATACCCCATTTGTTCTGCGGTTTTCTCGCTATACCCTGCACGAATACAGGCTTGCGTGGCGTTTAGGTCAATCAAATATTCATCAACAAATCGCTGTTGTTTTGGCGTAAGTTTCGCCATTGCTTACGCTCCTTTTAAAAATATATTTATTTAAAATTGCCAACTCTTTGGCAGATTGTTCGCTAATTAAGCGATGACATTCACGCATAAAATTTGACATACAATCAACCCATTAAAGGCGTTGGGCGTAACGGCTCGCTACACAATAACAGTCATTCGGACTTACCATCTTGCCCAACAAAAAAGCCACAACCGTTTAGATTGCAGCTTTTTTCAAGTATGCCATAATTATACCCCCTGCTGTCGCAAAAATCAAGGGTTTTTTTAACTATTTTTTTGGCTACGACGGCAAGCACAGATACCCTACACAGTCAAACCGTGTAGGGTGTTTTTTTAAGATTGTGGTTAGGCAGCCAATTCTAACAATTCTTTGCCAAAAAACGCAGGCAACCGCTCGGCTTTGGCTTGGCTGTAGTCGGTGGCTTTTTCTACCATTTCTAATAGGAAAAATTCCATCGGCTCATCATCGCCATATTTTAGCACATTACGGATAATCAGCCGTTCGGTGGCTTGCATTGCTCGGCTGTACTGCTCACTCATTCTAAAAATGCGTTCAAGCTCGCTAGCAATAATGGGCAAATGTTCACGGCTAAATTTCTGTGGGCTTTTGACCCCTGTTACCGCTCTTAACCTTGCCCAAATGGCAAATCCTGCGGATTTTTGCATTTTAAAGTTGTTTTCACACAGCCATACAAGGCGTTTTAGGTTTGTCCAGTCTTTGTCAGATAGCGTGTTGGATTGGGGCTTGCCAAGGCAGGGAATATGTTCGCCTTTGGTCATACGGTCAAAGGCACGGATAACCATCAAATGAAACTTGGCACTAATCCACATTGCATAAGCATAGACCAACTCACGGCAAACATAACTGCCTTGTTGTTTGCCTTTACCGACAACCGTATGATAGGCAATGGCGTTTTCGCTTTCTATTTCAGCAATGAGTTCTTGGGTTTGTTGGTTGCGTAGAAAGCGAAATGGCTTGTGTTTTTCTTCGCTACCACTGGCTTTATGCAAATCATTTAGAGAATACAAGCCATTAACTTGATTGATGATAAAGTCGGCTTGGGTAGGGATAGAGATAATTAAGTTCATTACGAACTCCTATGTTAACTTTCTGAAATTACCCTGTAAAGGGTGCTAGGGGGTTCAGAAGCCGAACATAGACGGCTGGGATTATTCGTGTATTGCTACCTTATTTCTCCGCCCCCCTAACATAATTTGCAATCCTAGAATTCTGGGAGTGAAACTTGAAAGGGCTTGTTTTGAATTTTAAGGACACCAAATTTGGTGTTCTTAAATTTTAGGCATAAAAAATCGCCTGTCTTTCGTGGGCGATTAACGCTATGTTGTTCGGTTCTGACACCTTGCATACATAATACAAAAAACCACTTGATAAGTCAAGCGGTTTTTTGGGTCAATCAAAATTTTTTATCAATTTTCCTTGTCCATTTGTGCTATGCGTTCCAAATATTTCTCGTATTGTTGTCTCACATAACCTGCAATGACTTCATACATCATTCTGTACTCGTCCATAGGTTCAGTTTCAACCATCATTTCTTCTGCCCGCTCTGGGTCGTGTTGGCTAAGTTTAACGACTTCATTGAGTTGGTTTAGATAAGTTAAATTATCCATAATATTATCGCCTTGTATATTCCAGAACGCCAATTCTGACATCGGATTGTGCCGATGTGGGTATATCATAGCCCATCATTCGCCCTTTGTCAAATAAAAAAATCCACCCAAAACGAGCGGATTTTTTAGATATATATATTGACAAATTATCTAAGTCAATATATAATATGTGCTATCTAGCAAGGGTTGCTAGGTAGGTGCTAGTGACTAGCACTAGCGGTAAACATAAGGAGTTGGACGATGACCACACTAGTCAAAATCATCGCCCTAATAATCCTGCTCTTAATCGCTACACCAGCGTATTAAACAGGTAACCCGAAAGTAGCGGCAACTACTGGGGGTTTGGTTAGGGGGCTAACCCTTAACCACTCCTTATCTTTATTATGCCATTTAATTTGAAAAAATCAAGGGGTATTTTATGACAATTAAGACATCAAAAGCTCAATTAAACGCCATCAAAAAAAATACCAACAAAGCCCTAGAAGATGTGCGAGTGCTACTAGGTCAATACGACACCGAAGCCTATGAAGCCCTACAAAAAATCAAAGCCCACCACAACGGCAACCGTGCAGGGGCGATAAAGCAAGCCATCATCGAGTATGCCAAACGCTTAGAACAAGGGGCTTGATTGGTACACTCTCCACACCCTGCCAAGGTCATTTAATCTTATTTATCCAAGCACTAATCGCATTGGAGGCAAAGACGGCAAGGGTGGTATTTTTTAGGTTGTCTGGCTGTTTTTTATCAATGAATATTTTTATACACAATGCGCTTTGCCTGCTCAAGCATTCTTGCCACCGCCGAATGATGCACAAACCGCTTCCTACTGTCGGTATCATCCATACCCACTTGATGCGGATATTCTAAGGGGGTTAAATACCGCCTTGATATTTGCCGATAGCTCCAGCCAAGTACATAATGGGCAAACAACACATTGTACAGCACCACATACTCACGGCGAAGCTTGCACACTGCTTTATCCACCGCTAGTGCTTCTTCGTCTGTGATGTTGGGCTCATTGTAGCTGCCATAGCTTACTGCGCCATTGGCACGCATAAAGGCAAGCAGGGGCGTGTTGTGCTTATCATAGCCGCTATGCCTTGACCATATGCCCCATTCACGGATTAAGTTTTTCATCGTCCACCCCATCAAACCACATCAAAAACATTAAACAACAAACAGCATGGGCAAGGTGCGGTAGTCCACTCTCGCCATCTACCATCTCGCCTGCCCACCACGCATTCAAATGCCTATGACAGGCGTTAAAATACCGCTCACGGGCGTTTGGCACGGTTTTCCAGTTATCCATCCCATACTTGTTCGCCCCAAATTCTAAGACCGCCACCACCTGCCACAAAGGGGTGGACGGTAGTAGGCTAAATCTTGGCTTTTGGCTGTCGTGTTTTTGTCCGCTCATCTCTCAACTCCAATTTTCTTAAATTCGCTAATAAACTCGTCCCACGCCATAACTGCCGCCTTGTCATTGATGACCACCGTTACCGTATCTGATTTTCGGTCATAATCAATCACTTTGGCAATATCGCCTTTGTCGTTTGTGTAGTAAGTCATTTTTTAATTACCCTTTTGCATTCATAAATTTTATTGCCAACAAAGAAACCACCCAACTTTTCGCATTCGTTGGCAATATAAAAATGGGCATATTGATAGCCAACAAAGAAACCAATAACCAAAAACAATAAACGAATCATCTCACCCACTCCAATTCCTGCGGTGTCGTAACCTTAAAGCCATTCGCCACCGCCCATAATTCAATCTTTGTCAAATACTCGGCAAATTGTTTGGTATTTGCCTTTGTTGTGCTGATATTTTTAATCACACTCATTGCGACATTTTCATAAAGCGTGTCATTGATTACACCCTTACACCGCTTAATGCTTTGTGCCATCTCGGCAAATTCGCCATCATCTCGTGCGTAAATACGAGCCAAAAATAAGCGTTTAAAAAACATATGCCACCATTCATCATCTTGCCCATTTTGGCTTTCTAGTTCGTGCAACCAGCTCCAATAAATGCGATTCTGTGCGTTACTTCGTGCCTTGTCGTCATCAATGCCAATCGTTACCACGACATTATGCGGTGTGTTTAGGTTGTCCGCTACGGCTTGATGAATCGCTTGAAAGCAGTTCTCGGCAACATCGGCATTGATAAGGCGGTAGGATTGATTTTTCATAAGAAAATTTGATATAGAATATGAAGTGAAGCAAGCATTAAGATAATAAGCACATTTGAAAAACCCAAAGTTACTTTTTCTGCTATTGTAAATTTTTTATAGACACTAAAATCCGCATAGCTAGGATTACATAAAATACATTTAATCATTAACCCAAAGTTTAAGATTAATAACATTTCAATATAATTCAAAATCGGCAAAGCAAATAACCCGCTCATATCTTGATAAACCAAATAAATCAAGTAGGCTTTAATTAAATAACAAACAATCCAAAAAATAATCATCATAACAAACACCTTTAAAATAAATTAAAATAAATTCTCAGTTGGGTTATCCTGCTCATTTAACACAGAATTAACAAACTCAAGTTTTCTCAAAAACCACGCCTTAGCCCGTTCACGGTTTCATCCTTGATAAGTGTCCAACTCTTGATGGCATTTTCGGCACAATGGAATAGTGTACTCATCATCGGACTTAGTCCCCATTCCCTTGCCAAATTCTGCCCAATTAGCGTGGCAAGGGTCGCTTGGTGGTGGGGCGTGGCATTGGACACAGGGCAGGGATTTTAGGCGGTCAAGTCGGTTCATTTTTTTTCATCCTTGTTGGCATAAGGCTCTAATAGTTGGCGTAATTTCATCCATTCATCCGCACTGGTTTCTACAATCTCGCCATTTTCAAAGCCTGTATTGCCATAATGCTCTACCAATTCATTTAAAGCCTTTTCCATATCAAACCCCATCGCATAGCCCACACCGACTGCCGAAATAATTTGATTGCAAAGATATAGCAACACTTCTGCATTTTCGCCCTTGGTAAAGTTTTGTGTATATTTCAACATAAAGGGAGTTAAATCTTTATATCTCTTGGCGTTGATAAGAACACCATTGCGACAACTATGACCCCTGGTGTCAATGCCAATAATAACCGTAAGCAGTTTGTAAAATTCTTGCAAATGGCAACCAATTTGAAAACAACCATCTGTCTCTGTAACAGTTGGCTTTGACTTTTTATGCAATTCTAAAATTTTCTCAATCATTTTTTTAATCTCACGTCTAAAATCATCTTGTTTTTTGGGTTTTTTGCTCATTTTGTAGCCTCCAAATACGCCTTAATCTCATCAATTGCCCCAGTTGCCCCATACGCCACCACCGCTTTGTAACCCTGTGCATTTAGGCGGTCAATCATCGCTTGTTGCAAATCCGATACTTTGCCTGCCTGTCGTGTTTTGCCGTCTTTTGTCCGACCTTTGGGACGTTTAAGCTCAATAAATAGCCCGTGATAGCCCCCGTGCGGGATAAATAAAAACAAATCAGGAAACCCTGCCTTTGTTCCCATTCGTCTAAAATTCGCCCCTTCTCGCCCACTTCTTGCCCCACCGTTGGGGCTGTGGTGCAGGTAGTCAGCAAGTTTGCCATCTGCCCATTTTTGCCATCTTGCCCATGTGATGATGGCTTTTTGTTCACTGTCTTCGCTCATGCCAACACATCCATTTTGTTTAATCCAAACAGGCTGTGCACAAACTCATCACTGGCTAATTGCTTGGACGGCTCGCTTGGGGCGTGGGTGATGGCAATGGGGGCGATGTACCGCTCGCATTTGACCTTGTTTACCACCAGTTCATGCACAATCATCTCGTAATGGTCTTTGAAGGCACTGTGGGCGGTTATCTCAATTTTTGCGTTGTATTTCATTTCATTAAACAAAAAGGCGGTTTTGTCATAGGCTTGTTTTTCCGCTACGCTGATTTGGTGATTGTGGTTTTTAAGCCAAGACAAGATGTTTGCTAATGCCCCGTTTTTGCTGATGTAGCTGTCGGCGATGACGTCGGTGTTATCAAAGCCATCAATGCCCTTGCACCATTTGGCAAACAAAGCAGGGTCAGGGCAATAGCCCATTTGACGCACTTTGTCTAAGCCAATATTTAATTCTGCTTGGTTAAGTCCTTGTGTGCAAAAACGAAAACCAGCCACAACCTCAGCCGTTGCCAATCCACCAAAGGTTTTTTCAAAACTTCTTGGGACAATCGCTTTAACCAGGGCGGTTAGGTGTTCGGCGTTGCTGATGGGGGTTAGATTATTCATGATTGACTCCAATAGTGGCTGGTTGATGAAAATTTTGCTCAAATGGGAAATCGCCAAATTCATTGACTGGGGCATTTTGTGCTAACTGCCGTAATTCATCCATTCTGTTTGTTGGTTGCTGATTAAAATGAGTTTGTTTCGGTTGCTGACGATTAAAATACCAATCAGCTTTAAAACTTTGCCAACCTGCATCAATACAAAATTCCAACGCAGAATTTAAATTGATATTTGCCAAAGCAGATTGCTTAACAATCATTTTAACTGCTGTGATGGTTAATTTTGTTTTTCTAGTGGCAATAAAATCATTCACCACTTGATAATCCAAATTATCAAATAACCAATCGCCCAAATTTGGAATATTTTCAAAATCATCATTTGAGAAATTAAAATCAGATAATTTTAAATTCATCAAATCATCAGCAGTTAATTTATCATTTAATGATTTTGATTTTTTAACCGATGAAGTCGTTTTTGGTTTTTTGGCATTTTGATGATTTTCATCAGTTTGCGTCTCGTGCGTGTGCGTGTCATACTCATTGTATTTCTCTTTAGTGTTTTTAATATAATGTATTTCTGTATGTTCATTTTTTGAACCAGCTTCTTGTTCATTTTTTGAACCAGTTGGTTCATTTTTTGAACTAGTGCATTTTTTGACTGGTTCATTTTTTGAACCACAAAAATCATCATTTAAGCGGTATTCGCTCATTGATTTTTCATTGCCTTTTTGAACAGAAATTAACCCAATTTCTAGTAATTCATCGATTGCTTTGCTGACTGTTGCACGATGATTTATTCCAGTATATTTTTGGATTTGCGAATAACTGATGCGGTCAGCTTCTTTGTGCCAACCGCGGGTTTTGCGGACGATGAGCAAATATATTTTGCACGCATTACCGCTAAGCTTGCAAAGCATCTCATCAACGAATGCGTTTGGTAGCTGAAAACTGTTTGCGATGAATTTGCTCATTTTGCACCACCTAGCAGAGTTTCAAAATAAAAAGGTTTTTCAACAATAGGTAGTTCAATACCAATATCAAGCAATTTTTTAGCGACATTTGGTAGGATAATACCGTAAAGAACAGAATTAGAAACTGCTAATGAAAATCTAAAATAATCCATATCACTTTTACCTTTAATTGAATTACAACGCTTACAAGATGAAATTAGATTTTCAACACTATTGTCTAGCACCTTATATTTTGGAATAAAGTGGTCTATACGCATATCCGAAACAGACTCTAAATCTATACCACAATAAGCACATTTTTTATGATGAGACTTCCACAATTCATGTCTGAAATGACCAGTAAAGCTAACAGAGCCTTTCTCTATTTTTTTGATGATTTCATTTTGACTCATCTGCGAAATAATACTGTTGTCTCTTGCTTGATTTGGGTGCATTGCTTTGAAGCTCATTTTTTCTCTCCCATGATTTTAAAACCTGCTTGTAAGGTCTTGCCAAAAGTCCAATTTGTATTTTGGCGTAAGATATCAATCACTTCACGCAAACTCATATTGGCAGGATTTAAGGCGATGTAATCATCAATGCTAATCACGCCTTGTTTTTTTAACAGCTTTTTGACCGCTCGGACGGTCTGCTCTTTGGTCTTTTTTCTTTTGGGCTTTTTGATTTTTGTGATTTCGGATATGCCATGCTCGGCTATCCATTCATCGATGATCGATTGGGGCGTGCCTTTGGGGCGGTAGTAGTCAGAGTATTGCTTAATCATGCGACAACCCCTTCATTAGCAAGTTTCTCAATCACCCATGCTTCGCCCTTGTGCGTAAATAGGGCTTGGTCATACCCTGCTTCGCTTTGTTTCATCTCGCCGAGACCTCTGGCGATAAACCATAAATTAAAGGTGCGTGCGTTGCGTTTGACGGATTTGTTATACACGCCAAAGTCATCAAGTAGCTTGTTTAGTTTGACCGCCGACAGTCCGACCTTTGCCCCAACCTGTGAAGCATTGACTAGGTTCTTACGGTCAGCCACAAGGTCATAATGAGCAACTTTGGGGGCATCTAGTTTGGCTTGTTGTTCTAGGGCGATTTTGGCTTTTTCGGCTTGTTCTCGCTTTTCAAATTCAGCAGCCCATGCACGAGCTGCTTCAGCAGGATTTGAAAAATCGGGCAAAACAAGGCTTGTTGCTTTTTCCAACTCTTGCCAACGACGATTAATACGAATACGCACATCAGCACGATAGCCTGTAATTAGGTCAATGCACTGCTCTTTGGTCAATAAGTATTCACGATATTGCTGATTGCCTGTGTTGGGCGTGGTGTAATACCCTTGCCCAACTTTGGGCAACCCCATTTTTTCGTAGGTTTCATTTAAAGTATCAATATCACGCAATACATGGCGATGTTCTTTTTCGCACAATGTGGCAATCTCACGACTTGACATCTTTTGAAAATTGCCTTGAATTTGGGGTAAATTTGTCATATAATAGACTCCGTTGTTTGTTAGAATGACACCGTCCGTTGTAACTTCCAAAAAAGTTAATCCGAACGATGGACACCGCCCCTAGTGACTGCTAGGGGTTTTTGTTTGGGTGGCTTTTAGCTCGCCATTGGTTTTTACTTCAAAACTCGCCTGCGTGCGAAATGGAATACCTTGCTTTTTCCATTTCCATAGGGCAACTCTTGAGATTTGAATTTTTTCACAAAGTTGCGATTGTGTTTTGCAACCATAAAAATCCATTAAATCTTGTACAGTCATTATACTAACCTTAGTTGATAAAAATTAGTTACATAAGTTAGCACATTTTTAGAAAAAAGTAAACCTAAGTTTATAAAAAATATGCTAACATAAATTAACATATCCCAACTTTAAAGGGTTTTTGAGATGATGATACATGACCGTATTCAACAAAAATTAGATGAGAAAAACTTGAAACAGGCTGATATTGCCCGAGCCACAGGAAAATCCACGGCAGCGGTTGCAAAATGGCTAAGCGGTCAAAATGTGCCAAAAACAGATTCTTTGGTAAAAATCGCTCAATTATTTGGGGTAACCCCAAACTGGCTCGCCACAGGACAAGGCGAGATGACCGCCAAGCCCACCATTGATGAACTTCGCCAAAGAATCAAAGCCATAGAAAACCGTCAAAGCGAAGTTGAGCCAAGCGACTTTTTGTCCGTGAATAATCCTGTGCCTATCATCAGTTGGGTGGCGGCGGGGTCATGGAGTGCGTCCGATGTGGTGGAATGGCTAGATGAAGATACCGAGTATCTGCCCAGACCTGCCAATCTATCAGCAGACGGCTTTTGCCTGCGAGTGCGTGGCGTGTCCATGATGCCCGAATTTAAGCCTGATGAAGTGATATTTGTTGAGCCGAACTTTGATGTGTGGGATTTGAAAAATGGCGATTTGGTCGTGGTACGTGAAAATGGCAACCATGAAGCAACCTTTAAACAGCTTATCATGGGCGAGACATCGGCAGATATGTACCTAAAACCCCTAAACCCTGACTGGCACGAGCAACGCATGACCCCAAAAAGCGAGTGGGAGCTTGTGGGTAAAGTGGTGGGAAAATGGGTGAAGTATTAACCCTAAATTTTGATGGAGACAAAAGATGATATTAGACATTCCCCCACACATTGAACAGATGATTATTGCCACCGCCCAAGCACAGGGCATAACAGCTGAAGAGCTTGCCTTAGCCACCCTACAAAGTCGTTTTGACCCTAATGAGCAAGCCTATTATGACTGGTTTTATGAACATCATTTTGATGTTGAAAAATTGGACAAATCAATCAAAAGTGGTTCTACTCCTATACCCGATTGGGCATTGAAAGATTTGTCAAGTTTTGATAAATGGTTGGCGAGCGTATGATTGTAGAATTTTCTGACAATTTCAAGGCTTGTATGCCGACATTTGACGATGAGACAAGGCAAATCATTTTAGCCTTTGTGTCTTATGTTCGTCAGTATGGCTTGCGTGGGCTAATAGGGCGTAACAAGCCGTCCATCCCCAAAAGTCTACGCACCAAACAGCAAAGAGCGGATTTTGCTTATGCCCAAAAACATTGCCTTTGGCATTATCATATTGGCATACCCGAGTATGTGGGCGATGATGGCGATATGACGAGCGAATATGTCCTGCACTACCAAAGATTTGATGACAGGATTGTCTTGGTTGGACTATCCACCCACCCGCCTTTTGTGTTGCCAAATGTGTAAATGGGGTGAGACTTGGAGAAACAATGGACCTAACGCAATATGAAGCAGATGAGCTAATTGCCATCGCAAAGTATGTGATGAAACAGGCGGTTTTTGAACGCACCAAAAAAGTAAGTGTGGATTTGCTTGCCCAAAACGGCAAAGAGGAATTAATATTGGACATTACCCCCAGCACCATCAAAATCAACAAAGCCACCTATCAAATGCGTGCCAAAAAGTGCATTCCGCTTGTACGGTTGGACCTAGATGGGCCACCCCACAAAAACCCAGACGACACCGTCATTACTTGCCCCCACATACATATTTACAGGGAAGGTTACGGCACAAAATGGGCGTATGCCCTGCCAAAGGAGTTTGATGGTTGCAAAAATATCATTGATTTTTTAGATAAATTCTGTCAATATTGCAACATTCAAGGCAATCCTTTTGCGGACATTCAATTAAGCATTTACGATGAAACTCATCACTGAACTTCACAGCCATTTTGACAACTATTTGGCATGGCTAAAAGACCAAACCGCATTTTCGGAGCTGGACAATGGGGTGGTAGAGATTACCGCACCCTATTTGGATCGCCACAACGATTATTTACAGTTTTATGTGTTACGCAATGAACAAGGCTTGTTTTTTACTGATGATGGCTATATCCTAAACGACCTTGCTATGAGTGGCGTGGAGTTCAACACCCCAAAACGCAAAAAACTGCTAACCGAAGTAGCAAACGGTTTTGGCGTACAAATTAAAGACGGTCAGCTTACCACCCTTGCCAATAGGACCAATTTTGCCGTCCGCAAAAACAGCTTTATCCAAGCGATGCTTGCCATCAACGATATGTTTTCGCTTGCCAATGCTAGCGTTGCCAGTTTCTTTTTTGAAGATGTGGAAGCGTGGCTAACACAGCACAATATACGCTATTTGTCCAATGTCAATTTATCAGGTAAATCAGGGTTTACCTTTAATTTTGATTTTGCCATTCCAAAATCCAGCCAATCGCCAGAACGCCTACTTCACACCATCAACAATCCTGTTAAAAATAACATTGAACACATTCTTTTTGGTTGGTCCGACACCAAAGAAGCACGGGGTGCAGATACAACATTATATGTCGCTCTCAATGATATAAACCACAAGATTTCTGATAGCACCATGCAGTCTTTACGTAACTACAACATCAACCCCATACTTTGGTCAAAAAAAGACAAAGCAATTAGCCAGCTTATCAACTAATCCCCACCACACCAAGCCCCCTAAGACTTAGGGGGCTTTTTTATTGCCCTATTCACATTCCTTGCTATGAGCCAAAAGGCTTGCCTTGACCGCCTTGGCAACCGAACCATATCGCTCGGTAAGTTTGTCAAGGGCATCTAATGCCTCTTGGTCTTTTGGCATAAACTGTACTGTGGTAGAACGCAGGGCTTTGGCGTTATAGTTGGCTTTGGCGCGTTTGGTGTATTCGGTGTTTTGGTAGTTTGACATCGTATTTTCCTTATGGTAAGATAATCTAAGTTTTAGGAGAGTGGCGGTGGTTTCCCAATCCGCCCACCTTATTAAGTCCTTTTGGGTCTTAACTTAGGTGCTTGGTTTAGTAGGCAGGTGAGCTATACAAGACCAAGAATAGGACAATTACGATGAGTGCAATTTTACGCATTGTCTTTACTCCTAAGGTTGCCACCACTTACAAGGTCGGTGGCGGTAACCTATAAGGGTGGTATGCCAGTACCGCCCTTATGTTTTATATTATATCCTGTCTTGTATATAATGTCAAGCATTTTTAAAAAATTTCCGCCTGTTGGGCGGTTTTTTATGCCCATCTTTTACCGCCTATCTTTTAAATAATACCTTTTGTCTTAGAGTTAGCATTTTTACTAACTTTAATTGCTAATTTTTATTGACTTAAATGCTAACATAAGTTAATATACACCCATCAAGACGAGATGACCGCTTGAATAACTATTTAACACCCCAGAAGCCCTACCGTGAGGGAGCCACACGGAGTTTAGACGAACTTAGATGAACCAAATCTAAAATCGGACAAACAAAGCCCACACCACCGTGGCAGATAACGGAGTGATAAGCTAATCAGCCATTGGCAACTTGTAAGCATTACTTAACAGTTGCCAATCACGGATTAACTTTTAGGAGCATATATGCTAAACATTGACAAAATCAGCCCAAGCCATGCGGTTATCGTGCTAGATATATTAGATGAGTGCATTTGGGCGGAGCTTGCCCTAGAGCATGAATGCGAGCGGATGTGTGATGATGATTACACCCGTGAGTTTTTTTGGGACCAGTACTATCCTGTCATTACCGACATACAGGGCATAGACGATGACGGGGAGTACTACCCCATGCCAGTTGAGATGGCGGAGATTATCAGAGGGTGCCTTGATTGTGATGAGTTTTACGATGGTTATCAAGCATGTTTTGATGACAATTTTAAATGGGGCAAGAAAACAGAGCGGTATTATTACAGTCCGTAAAATGTTAAAAAATGTTTGACAAGGTGGGAGGAATGGGGTATGATGTGCTTACTACTTAACTTCTAGCGGAAAATTCACACCGTCATCGTGATTTTTTTGTACCTAAAATTTACCAAAAAGTGATATACAAATCTGTATATCACTCACAGGCAAAACAAAATTCGTCTTATGACGGGTTGATAAGGCAAAATACAATAGCCCTTGTGGTGAATATGCCTAGCCGTCTAGAAGCGGTAGTTGAGACCCGTTACCCTATTGGGTAACATTCACTAACTAAACTTCTAGGAGTTCATAATGAACTTAATCATCAATACCCATTCTATCAGCCAAGACAAAAACGGCTTTTTCTCTCTCAATGATTTACACAAGGCAAGCGGTAATGAAAATCGTCATACCCCTGCTTTATTCTTGCGTAATCAACAAACACAAGACCTTATCAGCGAAATTGAACTTGAAAATAAGGTCGCTTACCACACCATCAAAGGCAATCGTGCAGACGGTGCAAAACAAGGCACATTTGTCTGCCGTGAGTTGGTCTATGCCTATGCAATGTGGATTAGCCCTAAGTTTTCGTTAATAGTCATTCGTGCCTTTGACGCACTTAATACAGGGGCGATACCGTGTCTACCCAAATCCACCGCCCGCGACCGCACCCCACTTCGCCAAGCCGTAACCGCCCTATGTGGCAAACTTGGCATCATACACTCAGAAGCCTATGCACTGGTGCATCAGTACATGGGTGTTCATCATATTGATGAGATTGCCATGAGTGATTTGCCACGAGCGGTAGAGTATGTGCATCGTCTGATGATGGGACAGCCTGCTCATGGTGAGCAAAACGCCTTTTGGCGAATGGTTGGGGTGCTAGAATATGACCGCATAAGCCGTGAGCTTACCGAGCTACAAGAAAGCCTAGATGAGACCTGTCGCAAGCTTAATCGCATTGTCAAAACCAAAGGCTTGCTATACGACAGCCTAGGCGAACAACGCCATATCAGCCATGACCCTAACCTTGTGGCAAATGCCCAAGCATTCATTGACCGCCAAATGGCAATGAAAAAGAAAATCGGTCTAATCTCTTAATACCAACCCAAAACGCTTGCTTGTGCCTATTTTGGCATGAGTGGGCTTTTTGTACCCAAAATTTACGCACAAGGAGCAAGCCATGAGACTTATCGCAGAACTCGCCCCCAAGGGGCAAGAATGTAATGCCGTCCACGTCGAAGTCGAAGTAACCGAGTATGACGAATACACGGTTATTCACACCGCTAAGCTGTGTTTTAATCGCTTTGGCGAGATAACACTTGACCTTGATTTGGCAGAAAATCAAGATTTGGTTAAAAAAGCGTTTAGCAAAAAATGTTATTTGCCACTGCTAGAACATGAAGTGGCAGGATATGAGCAAATTTTGGCAGAGCAGGAGTACGCATGAAAATATCTGATTTGATAGGTGGGGCGATAGCATATATCGCCCTTGTGGTTATCGTATATCAGTGTATCTTTGGATGGGCAGAGCATACGGCAGAGGATAACAGCCGTGTTGCCCAAGCCCAAGCCGAAACCTATATCAGCCATGCCGATAAGGTCATGATTGAGATGATGGAGCGTAAAGATGAACGATAGAGACTATCAAGACCACTTAGACAGCTTGCCCGATGACATCCAAGCACAAATGGAGAGCGACTACTACGAGTATGAACGCTATCTGTATGAGACAGGGCAAGCATTTGATGAATTGCCGTTTTAGCCAATGATTGCCAATTGTGTGAGTTGGCAATCGTGGGTTAAACCAAATTTGAACAGGAGTAAATCATGGAAAACTTAGAAGTTTTCAAGGCGATTAACGCCATTCAAGCCGAGCTTGCCAAAACAGGCATTGCCAAAGACAAACAAGCAGGGTCAGGCAATTATGGGTATAAGTTTCGTGGTATTGATGATGTGTACAATGCCCTAAGCCCTTTACTTGCCAAACATCATTTGATTGTCATGCCGCGTTATGCTGAGCGTGTTGTTACCGAAAAGCAAGGCAAAAATGGCATTTTATTCTATGTGTCTATTCGTGGCGAGTTTGATTTTATTTCTGCGGTGGACGGTTCCAAATACACCGCCACCACCTTTGGCGAAGCAATGGATAGTGGCGATAAAGCAACCAATAAAGCAATGAGCATTGCCTACAAATATGCTTGCTTTCAAGTGTTCGCCATTCCCACCGAAGGGGATAATGACCCTGATGCCACCATTCATCAAGGAGTGCAAAATACCATGCCAACCCTTGATGACAACCGCTTTAATGAGGCTTGTAATGCCGTCATCAATGGACAATTTGACAAGGTGCGACTATTAACCGAGTACGCCTTAACGCCACAGCAACGCCAAATCGCACAGGGGCTATAAAATGCAACAGCGTACAGATGAATGGCACACCGCCCGAGTGGGCAAGATTACCGCCAGTCGTATCAAGGACTTAAACGCTAAGCCCCAAAAGGGCAAGGCACTAAATGCCACCTTGACCCGTCTGTTATCCGAGCGACTGACAGGGCAAGCGGTTAGCACATTTACCACGTCAGAGATGGCGTGGGGTATTGAGTGCGAGCCTTTGGCAAGACAAGCCTATGAACTTGCCACATTCCAAACCGTGGTAGAGACAGGGCTGATAGACCACCCCACCATTGCCATGAGTGGGGCAAGTCCAGACGGTCTTGTGGGCGATAACGGGCTTATTGAGATTAAATGCCCAAACAGCGACACCCACACCAACACCCTACTGACAGGGCAAGTGCCAAGCGAGTATTTGCCACAGATAGCATGGCAGTTGGCGTGTACAGAGCGTGATTGGTGCGATTTTGTTAGTTTTGACCCACGAATGCCTGCCAATTTGCAGTTAAAGATTATCCGTGTCAATCGCAGTGATGTGGATATTGAGACATTAGAGCGTGATGTTATGCGTGCTAATGAGATTTTGGAAAGTGAGCGAAAGAAATTATATATGGCACAGGAGTAACTATGCGTGATATCGCACCCACAGGCGTAAGAATGCCTGATAACCTAAAAGCCAAATTGCAACAATCCGCCAAAGACAACGGCAGAAGCCTTAATAGTGAGATTGTAGCACGGCTAACTGCCAGTTATGATAATGAAATTGGCGATAAGTTAGATGAGATTTTAAGGTTGCTCAATAGTGCGAAATCATCATAAAGCCAAATGGCGGAATTCCGCCATTTAAATACAGAAATGTGATTTTTATTGACAAGGGCTAAAAAATGGGCTATTCTATCCGCACATCGGCAAAATCCGATGTCAGTCTTGGCGGACTGAATAATACAAGGTTGCAAAAGCGACCGCCCTAAGCGGTTTTTTTATTGCAATCACAAGCCCAAAGGGTGCTACACACCCCCTTATGGTGGGGCTTGTGGGGACATCGCAAGATGTGCTGTTTACCTTGTATGACAGTCCGCCAACCCTGCAAGCCCTATCGCCCTAAATTGGCGTTTATTGTGGTAGGTTTTCCTAGACAAAGCAAATAATAGGTGCTATTATGGTTGATATAAGCCGTATTGACTTACAGACCTTAGACAAAGAAAACCTAGAAAAGGTAAAACTTATGCTAGACATTAGTAAAATCCAACAGGACATCGCAACCAGCCAAGCCACGGTTGAAAAAATGCGTATTGAAAACGATAAATTTGTTGCTGAAACCAAAAAAATAGAAAAAGAAGCTCGCTTTTACCCCTATGTTACACTTGGATCGGCAATGGTTGGGGGGTTGATTGTGTTTGTCTTGACACGGTTTTTTGGTTAATCCGTTATTTCTTAAAAAGTCCGTCCATACTTAAAAATGGGCGGATTTTTTTATTGACACAAGGCAAAAGATACGCTATGATATGGGGTAAGGTGTCGTAACCTACTCTCAAATCGTTCCCCACAAGCGTTATCTGTGGCATTTTTATATCTATACCTTTTAAGTTATGGGTAAGATGGTGCATATCGTGAGAATGCACACACGAATTTGAGCGTGTTACGAACATCTTGCCCACCCCATTGTCGTAAATGGGAAAATCCAACTCAAATAGGTACTTAGATATGTCAAATCTTATCAACTTCACTTTTGAACAATCCCCAATCCGTATCATTGACCAACAAGGCGAATTTTGGTTCGTTGCCAATGATGTTTGCAATGTTTTGGAAATCGCAAACGCTCGTGACGCACTTTCTCGCTTAGATGATGATGAAAAAGCTGATGTAGCTTTAACCGACACCAGCTCAAACGGCGTTAAACAAAGCCGAAAATTAAACATCATTAACGAAAGCGGATTATATGCCCTTATCCTGCGTTCTCGTAAGGCAATGCAAAAAGGTACGGTTCAACACAAATTCCGTAAATGGGTAACATCAGAAGTCTTGCCAAGTATCAGAAAAACAGGGCAATACCGCCACACCATATCAGCACAGCAACAAGCCCAAACCCAACAGGCAATCAAAACCAAATGCCAACACAACAAGGTGCATTATCAGACCCTATACCACGCCCTATATCAAGCGTTTAGCATTCCACGATATAGCGAGTTGTTGGCGTGTGATTTTGAGCGGGCATTGGCATTTATTTGGGGTTTTGAGTTTACCCCGAGCCTAAACACCGCCTTTATTGCCAATATCCTAGCCGATAACGCCCACCAAATCAAACAAGCCCAAGATGAGTTTTGGGGTGTCATGGGCGATTTTAGAAATATCCTAGAACATTTGGACAAGCTACAACGCCGTTTGGAAAAATCCGAGCGTTGCATTCAGGCTTTACAAAAGCAATTCTAATCCTTTTATCATTCCCACGCTTGCCCTTTGGGGTAAGTGTTGGGGTCTTTTATGCCTTTTTTAGGAGTAAATCATGTCAAGTGTGAATAAAGTCATCATCGTGGGTCGCTTAGGGGCAGACCCCGAAGTCCGCCAATTCCAAAATGGCGGTCAAGTCACCAACCTGTCCATCGCCACAAGCGACCGATGGACGGACAAGCAGACAGGCGAGCAAAAAGAGCAGACCGAATGGCATAGGGTCAGTCTGTATAATCGCCTGGCAGAAATCGCAGGGCAGTATCTGTCTAAGGGCAGTTTGGTGTATATCGAAGGCAGTTTGCACACTAGAAAATACACCGACCAACAAGGCATAGAGCGTTACAGCACCGAAATAAAAGCCCAATCAATGCAAATGTTGCCTAGCGGTCAAGGTCAGCCACAACAGCAGTCGCAACAACACGCCCCCACAGCCCCACAGGGCTATCCGCAGGGGCAAGGCGGACAATGGGGCAATCAAAACGGCTTTACAGGTGGTATTCCCAATGAGTTCCAACCGCCCCACTATCAAACAGGACAACCCCCTGCTTTTCCACCCCAAAATGGTGGGCAAAACATGGGAAAGTGGTAACGCCACCCTCTGGTGGGGTGGCTGATAATGATATGCCGTTTTAATTTTTTTTAACCGCCCAGAGAGTAAAAAATGAACCTAAATACCGCCAAAGCGTTGATTGATGAAATCGGACTAAACGAAGCAAAAAACATTGCTGAAAATGAGCCGTCAAATGCGTTTATTTTTTTTGATTTTGGAAAATATCGCAACGGCATTCCCTGCCCGAAAAAATATTCGGTCAATGCCATCAAGACAGCTTTGCAGATTGTTGAACAACACAACAATCCAATAAGCGATTTTGATGTTTTATTGGCTGAGATAAGAGAGTGTCGAATTAGAACACAAAATAGCGATGTTGTTTCCATGCTTGATTATCTTGAACACTTTGCAATCGGTTTAAAGGAGTAAGAAATAAAATGGCTAAATTAAATAATCCATACTCGGCAGGTGTCTTTTTATCGTTTTTCGTTAATGATTTTGGAAAAAGAAATTTTAAAATCCCAAACGGCAACAAAATGCGACACAATCCACGAAATAATAAGCGAACAAAATCAAAAAGGGGTAAGAAATGAATATTGAAATAGCCCAAAAACTAATTGAAAATCTTGGTGGAACTGAAAAAGCCAAAGAGATTATCAAGAATTGCCCAAAAGATTGTACTGTATATCGTGAAGCGATTGGCAATATTGTCATTAAAGAAATTCCCATCGGGGTAATTGCAACAGCTTTGGCAGTTTTGGGGGTGGATTATGAACAAGCCTAAATATTTCTCAATCACTTATGACATGTCCAAACTATCCGATGATGAACAAAAAGCCGTGATTGCCGAAGCAAGCTCGCTTTTTCGCAGTCACAAGGCGGTGTGTGCAGGGTGGGAAAACGATGGTGTTACTAATAACGGGTGGATTAGTGTTGATGACCGATTACCCCCGTTGGAAACGGTAGTATTGGTGTATCAGAGACCTCTGCGGTATGTATTAACTGCGGAATATCTTGGCGATAGCTGGGAGTTTAGTGAGCTTATGCCTAGCGACACCCGAGTAACCCACTGGCAACCCCTACCACAACCGCCAAAGGAGTGAATAAATGAAACCCCTTATCCCTAAAATCTCCACCCAAGACTATCTATTTTTACAATTTGGTAAACTCGTAGTGGAATTGCGTGAAGTCTGCGAAATTTATTATCCGCACCTTAAACAAAGCCAAATTAACCGCCTAGCCAGCGAGCAAGGTTTTGCTTTTCCTTGCTTTCGCCTTGCCGACAGTCAAAAATCGCCTTATTTTGTTCATTTGTCCGACTTGGCGACCGCCCTTGACAAAGCAAAGAATGCGGTCAAGAGCGATCATTCAAAACTTCACGCATAACTTCATCAAACTGGGGCGTGTTTGCCCTTTTATGCACTGACACATACCTCTGTAAACTCCCCCAACTTTTGTGCAGGCTGACTGACTGGATTTGGGGGATTGTCATTCCTTGTTCTGCCAATCTTGTACAGGCTTCGTGCCGTAAATCGTGAAAGTGTAAATCGTCTATCGCTAAGAGATGACAGGCTTCTGTAAACAGCTTGCTTATCATCTTATGGCTTTCTGCCACCAAATAAGTCTCGTCCGCCGTGTGCTGTTTTAATAAGTCAATGATTTGTCGTGTCTCTGGCAATACCGTAAATTTTTGATGATTGCCAGCACTTCCCTTGGGGTTTTTGACATCTCGCACCACAAATACGCCACCCAAATCGTCTGACAATTCTAGACGGGTAATTTCAGCTTGTCGTCTGCCTGACAATAGGGCAAACCACATAATCAGGTGCATTGCCATACCATCATTTTGCCAAACTTGATAAAAATGCTTGGTTAATTTGATTAACTCATCGTTTGTTGGTAGGCGGTCTCGCTTTTTGCTTGGTGCGACATTGCGGGTCTTTTTAAGCTGTTTTAATGCCCGTCTTAACGCATTCATATCAATGTCCACACCCCACATAATTTCTGCGTGGTCTAGCACGCCAAAAAGGTAAGTAAATTCCGCCCCAAGCGTGGCGGGGCTGATAGGGTCAAGGGCAAGCTCTGGCACGCCATTTTTGCGTAAATTGGCGTGGTCGGTGATATCAAGGGGGTTAATGACGGTCAAAGGCAATTTGGCAATGGCGAATTTTTGTAAAAGTCGCAAGGCGTGCATTTTTGAGCGTCCAAAGCCCGCCCCCAATTCACTAATATAGCGGTCAATCGCATCGCCAACCGTCAAATCATCACTGATACCTTTTGCCCCAAACAAGAGTTTTGGATTGTCTTTTAATTCTTGTTCTCGCTTGGCTATCCACGCCTGAGCGAGTTTTTTTGTGCCAAAATTGGCACTTTCACGATAAGGCGGAAAACCTTGCTTATTGATACGGATTTCGGCATAATAACGAGGCGTGCCGTCTTTTGATTTTTTGGTGCGAATACTGCCCAT